GTGTTCATCTGCTGCTGCAATGCTTTAAGCTTATTGTTGAATATTCCCAATATTTTATTTTTTGTAAAGTTATTTTTAAGCCTTGTAGGTATTGGTCAATGATGTATAAAGAAACTCAATAGGCCGCATCGGCGAACACGATTTTAGGCTTGCCGAAGTGGGTGAAAACGGCGTAACGCAATGCATCGAGTATGTGGTCATGCATCTTAACTGGTTCCTCTAGCACGTTGTCGTTCTTGTCCTTCCGCCACTTGTAGCTGCCAAGCTCTGCCTTAATGTTTTCGCTTGTGTGCATCACATGCAGCGGCATAGATTTTACTTTCAGTATCCCCGCCCATACGTCCTTGTCAGCCTTGTGGATGTTGAAGCCGTACCGGTAAAGCTCCTCGATGCTCTTCGGCTCCGCTGCATCTGCATAAATGGGCGCACGCCCTATGTCAATCGTTTTCAGCCATGCCCCGAGGTCTGAAATGGTCATGCCCGACCTGTAAAGCACCTCTTCGCAATATACCGATCCATCGTAAATTTCCACCCGGACCATGGCGCAGGGGGCGGTGAACCCGAAGTCAAGGCCGTAGATTACATCACCCTTGCCGGGTAGTTCCTTAACCATCTTCCAATTGGTGTAGATCAATTCCTTTGCCGCTCCTCGAAGCCCGAGTGCATAGACGTTATACATAAAGTCGTCCGGAAAATCTTTATAGGATTCAATAAGGCTAATTTGGTTAACGCTAAGGTTTTCGAGATTCTGCCTGTATGTAGAATGTATTTTTTTATTTTTAGGGTTATCCGCTATATCGTAACACCAGCAATTAAAATCGGCAGGGTTAAGGTCTAGAAATGTTTGTCCTGTTGTCCTCATCGCTAATTGGTCAAACAATGGTTTACCTATTAAGTTAGCTTCATTAACAAATAATACATCACGCCCCGGGCCCCTTGCCTTTGACTCGTCCTCTAACCCGAATAACTCAATGTAACTGCCATTATCAAACGTATAAACAAAATCAGTGTACTTAAAAGAATTATCATTCCAAATATTAAACTCCTGCATGATCTTTTGGAAATCTCTTAATGCGCCCCTTTTGATATGTGGCAAGGAATGCGAAACAATGGATATTCTTAAACCGGGGGTATTTATTGCTAAATAGATAAGTAATTGAACTATGCTATATGTTTTACCACTACGGGAGCCGCCCTCATTTACAATAATCGGGTAATTAGCAAGGTAGGCCGATTGATTAGCGTAAAAAACAGGAGTAGCCTTTATGTATATCTCAATAGCATTTTGCATAGGCCCTGCCTGATTTTATATTTGATATGGCCGATTGGCTTACTTTGAATTTCAATGCTAGTATTGAGGTTCTTTCGCTGCTGTGGTGTATCTCTTTAGCTTGTTCATTGGTTAGTTTGCTTATTGGATGCTTTTCACCATCAATACAAGATAATCCTGAACGAAAAGAATGTTTTATATTTTCGGAGGTTGTGCAGTATTCAAGGTTTTCCAGCCTATTATCGGTTTTTATTCCGTTCTTATGGTTTACGGGCAATTTGGATTCCCCGTTAAACGCCAGCATGACAAGCCGGTGAACATTGCGCCTTTTTTCTTTACCGTCAAAAAATATAGGGCAAGCTAAATACCCGTTCCTTTGCGGTGACTGTTTTAACACTCTGCCTTTGGTCAACTTTAAGCCCCCGAAATTATGCTTAACATGCCGATCAATAGAACGGATATTACCTAAATCGCTGGCCTCATAAATTCCATTTGTTCCGGGTATTTCTTTCCATGTTTCCATGTATCTAAGTTACACATTTTCAATGGGATCGCAACCAGTTTGAGGGGTTATTTTTATAGAAACAGAATTGCCCGAATGCTCCACTTCTTGCTTATCTCTCCATTTTCCACGCTGCCTATTCTTGAGCCAAAAAATAGCTGCGGCGGTATCAGGTGGGTAACGCTTTATTAGCGGTGTTTCAATTATCTGCCCCTCGTACATCTTTAAATCAACGTCCGGGTGTTCATAGCCAGTAGCCCTGCTATACAGCCTGTCAGCTACATTTGCATCAGCCAACATCTTCCCCTTTTTTATGGACTCGGAAAATTCATTATAAACCTTTTTCCACTCATAAATAGTGTCTACGGAAACATCGAAGAAATCTGCTATCTCCTTATCGGTTGCACCTAACTTACATAGCTTTTCAACCTGTTCAATATACTCCTCCTTAAAATCTGTGGGCCTGCCTGCCATTTTATTTAACTGATTTATTAGCCAAAATTACTTATTATTACCCTTATTTAGTTAAAATAACTTAATTTAATCAGTAGAAATAAGGTATTTTCCTTTTCCCCGCCTTCTGCCTGTGTTCCTGCCTTGCCTTTTTTCTTTCTTTCTTGGTGGGCTTGATTGGTTCGGTTTGCCACATGAGGATGGCAATTATTAGTATTGATTTCATGGTGTTGTTTTTTTATAGGTTTGATTGTAATATTTATCTGCAAATTCAAATAAGTTTTGCTCACTTAAGCAATCAGTATTATCACCATTCCAAAAAGCATCAATCATTTGCTCCTTTTCCATTTCTTTGGATTTCTCAATAACATTTTGTACTAACACATCATTGTATTGCGATTGCGGTAATATCATTTTTAAATTTTCTTCCAAATACTCTACTGCTGTCATGGTGTTGTTTTTATATGATTTTTTATAAAATTTGCCTTCAAAAAATGCTCCAAAATATTTTGGTGTCATAATTTTTCGATTTCGGTTTTTACTTGTTGCCAAAAATTTATTTTACTTAGCGATTTCCAATCTTCATATCCAACATCAATTGCACTTATAACCTCATCCACTACTATCAATGCTTTCCTCTTTAATTCATTTTTTGCGTAATCAGATGCTTTATACCATTCGATAATATCAATAGGTGCATTATTCATTTTCGCTAACAACTCAACCGCTTCTTCTTTTGGTGTCATATTATTTTTTTTTGATCGTGAATATTCCCGTTAATTTTCATCAACGCCGTACCGAACCATTCGGATATTGAAACAAGATTAAAACCTTTCTTGTGAAATCCTGTATCAACGGCCCAAAACAAATTAGCAGCATCCCAAACAATCGGGAATAGGCTTGTGTGTTCTTCGCCTTCATCAATGTAATTCTCCTCCACCAAATCCCCCTCATAAATCTCAACTACGTCTTGGATAGTCACCAACTGCCCCAGCGTATCGGGGTCAATGGTGATAAGGTTCACGGATTTGTCGGCTTCGAGAATGCCGTGTCTTATTGTACCGTTAACCATTATGTACTTGCCATAATAGCCAAATACCCATTTCCCTGACTTTCGGTTCTTACCCCTAAATTTTATATTTCTCATGTTGTTTTAGTATTTGGTTTAATTAATAATTTTACGCTTTACCTTTTATCTCGAACCAAGTGTCCCTAATTGTAAGGCTTCTATTTTTTTCTAAGTGAATTTTTACCTGTACCAAAATCTCTTCAAACCTTTCAGGCTGTTTTTCTACAACTTCTTTCACTTTAGAGTTTAATGTTTCATAAAATAATTCTTTGGATACTTTTTGTTTATCTCTAATTAAATTATAATCGTCAATTTTTGATGTTTGTGCAATCTTGAATGTTTGTGCCATATTTATGGTTTTAAGGTGTTAATGTCTATTGCAAGTCCTTCCTCAATAAGGTTGAATACATCGAAGTTCCATTCAAAGAGTTTTTCAATAACACAATATTCTAAAAATCTTATGTTGGAAGTCTTGCCATTGAAAATGTTCCATTCTCCTTGTGTATTAACACATATCTCCAACTTTAATGATTTATTATCATTAAGCCAATCAATCGGTACAAACCTTTCCCCGTTATGCTCAACCTCTTTAACAAGGTCTGAAAGTGGGCGTAAATATATTTTAGTTACATAGGGAAATACATTTGTAAAATTATGTTCAGTTAATTCAAATGGAGTTCTTCCGTCACCAACTAATACTTTATAAGGCAGATAAGGTGCTAAGTGTTTTAGTTCTAATTTCATGTTGTTGTTGTTCTTGGTTTAATTGTTAATATGTGTTTTTGATTCATGAATCCGTACAGGTGATGCCATTTGTCAAGAAGCTTCTTTCTGCCTGCAACGCTTCCGTAACTGCCTGCAATGGATGTCATTCCGTCCTTGCCTTGCACCTCCAGCGTTATGGTTCCGGATAAGTGCCTGAAGTTGCCTATTTTTCGTTTTTTCAAAGATATATTATTTATTTTAAATGAAATGACGGTTTTTGTAACCGATTTTAAGCATTTGTAACCGATTGGAGTCGATTTCGGGAGTCGATATGTCATTGATAATCAAGGCGGGAGTCGATGGAGTCGATTTTTTGCGATTTTTGACCCCACCCCACCTTTTTTTATTTTTATTTCTCCCGTAAAAAAGAAATAGGAAAAATAGAAAAATCGACTACATTTTTGAAAGATGGATATACTTTACGTTGTTATCCTGCCTATTTGGTTCGTTCACATACTTATACCCCATATTCTCCGCAGATACCTCCAACGCCTTGGTAAACCGCTTGCGGCTGTATTCTTTCTTATCCATGTCGTTCACTGCAAGAAAAGATGTGTACACATCATTGAACCGCTGCGGCCTTGTGCAATCCTCTTCAATGTATGACAGGAACCAGCTCAAAAAATCCTCCCCAAACTGCACTTTTATCTTCTTTGTCTTGTACTTAATCCCCTGCTTCACTTCCACGATGCCGTTGAACAGGTAAAACCGTACACACCAGAACATGAAGTTGTAAAACCTATTCCACTCGTCATCCTCCCAATCATCGAACATCAGTTCCCCGTATTCGTCGAGCGGGCTGTGACAGGGCCCGAAATAATCGCTGAACTCGATCACCTTCTGCCTACGCTTGGCGTGGTTACCGGTATCGTTGATGGTATAGTTTGTGGTAAGCAATACCTTCGGGCTGTCATCATAGGTGATGTAAAGCTCGTCCTTGTTCTTTTTCTCAATCGTCCACCCTTCCGTAATGATGGAATAAAATTTCTCAAAGTCAAAGCTCCTATCCACATCCTGAATGGCCACCATCTTTGTATCAAGCTTCACACGCTGGTAGGCAAACGACTTGTCGGCCTTGAAGTTCTTTCCGTCTATGGTAACGCTGCTTAGTATTTTCTCCAGGGCTTTTACGAATATGCCTTTTCCGGTTCCTCCGCCTTTGCTTTCATCGTCCGTTTCTTCTGCAAGTATTACGGCGAATGTTTTTGCGCTGTGTTTGTACTTGTGTAGCATGTAGCCGATAATGCTCACGGCATTATAAAACCTGTCACTTTCTCCGCCTGTAATAAGCTGTACAAACTGAAGCATAACACAATTTTCACTAGGACTCTGATCAACACTAACTTCATAGTCTATCAGGTCTGTTTTCCATATTGCTTTATTTATTTCACCATACTTTCTAAGAGTAGCTTGCTTGCTAGTTATTTCTACTATTCCATTTTTAAAAGGGATATAACAGGTATCCCTAGTATCACGTAAGAAATCAATCTTAAGCGGCTCTAAATATTCATATATTTTTTCTGAAAAAATGTTGCTATTTCTGTAAATAACCTCTAATAAATCATAGTCATAATTAGAATTTTTGACATAATTCATTACAAACTTTTTTATCTTTTCATTTGAAGTTTCCTCTAGCATATTATAACTATTATAAACAATCTTAAATATGTTACTATTTGGGTTATAGAAATAAAGGCCGTACCCGTTTTTTTGTAAGAACTCACTAAACTTAACATACTTCAAAGAGAAAGTTTTTTTCTCTGAATCAAAATTCCAAAACTCTCCTTCTTTTTCTCTCCCCTCCTTTATAACTTTTTCTATAATTGTATTTGCCTCTAATATGCTTTTATTATACTTGTCTGCCATCTTTAGCGCAATCTTTTCGTCGCTTACATCGTTGTCCTTTAGTTTCTCCACAAACTTTTTTATATCGCGTGGGATTTTGGAAAACGGCTCGCCGTACCCGTCAGACAGTAACTTCTTTGCAGCCACTTTGTAATCATTATTACACTCCAGCATGGCGAAAACCGCCGCCGGTCTGTATCCCTTATTTGGCTCGAATTCGGAAGATGTGGTGAACACCGAGAAAAGCCCCATCTTCTTGCTCCAGTCCCCACTGCTTTTGCTTTTTGTGTCACCCGGTCTAAGCATTACGGTTTTGTTTGCATCGTCCTTTACCACGCTCCAGCCGTGCCTTTGCAGCAATGCCACTACGTCACCTCGTTCGTTGTAATCGGTAAACGGGTTTTTGTTGTAGGACTTATCATCACCGCTTGCGGTGTATGTCCTTGCCTCCTCGATCACCTCATTTAACTGCCTGGCGCAATCCATCAAAATAGTGCGCTCCGCCTCCGTAATGATTGGGATATTTTTCGGGTTATTTTGAACCAACGAATAACCCTCGGTGGGAACGGCTATCACATACCCCGCTTCGCCCCTTGTTTCAATCAATACTTTTATTTTTTCGTGCGGGTTATCCTTTCGCTCCGCTTCGGTGGTGAAACGCTGCGCTAGTTTCTTGTTGCCGTCAATCTTTATACAGCGGTAAATTAAGTGGTAGCCCATGCCCACGGTTTTTGCAATTACAAGTTTTTCCGCCAGTTCCTTGCTGTTATCCATGATCAGCTGCATGTAATCGCTGA